GGCGCGCTGAAGGAGTGGGGGAGTACGGCGGCCATTGCCACTGAAGAGAAGGTTCGGGCGTCGGAGAATCTTGCCAGCGCGCAAAAAATCACCACTCTGACCGCCGCAGTCGGCGAGAACGAGGCCAACGTTACGGATCTTCGGCAGGTAGTTGCCACGGAAAAAGAAGCCACCGCCACTGTCATCACCCAAGTCAACGTGAAGGTCGGCGAGAACACTGCCGCCATTCAGGAAACATCGACCGCCTATGCGGACACCAGCGGCAAGCTCTCGACCATGTGGTCGGTGAAGATGCAGATCACCGCAGGAGGGCAGTATGTCGCCGCCGGTATCGGCTTGGGCATTGAGAACACCGGTGCCGGCCTGCAAAGCCAGTTACTGGTGAGTGCCGATCGCTTCGCCATCGTCAACACCATCGCCGGCGGTGCCATCTCGGTTCCGTTTGCGGTGCAGGGTGGCCAGGTGTTCATGAACTCGGCGTTTATCGCGGATGGCACCATCACCAACGCCAAGATCGGCAGCTACATCAGCTCGACCAACTACATCGCCGGCCAGCAAGGTTGGCTTCTCAATAAAGACGGAACGCTGGAGATCAACGGTATCGTCCCTGGTCAGGGGCGGCTGGTGATCAACTCGCTGAACGTCTCGGTCTACGACGCCAACAATGTGCTGCGTGTCCGACTCGGTTATCTGGGGTGAACCATGGCTTCATTTGGCCTGCGTGTTTTTGATGAAAGCGGTGGCCTATCCATGGACACCAACAGCTTCACATACCAGGTGATCTGGCAGGGCGTGATCGACTTCAGTGGTGTCGCGCCCGACTACACGCTGAGCATTCCGGGCTTCAATCCGGCTAACTGCGTGTTCATGATCATTCCAACAAGGGCACAGGATGTGCAGTCATCCGAAACCGATGGGAGCGGTAACCAAAAGTCCTACCCATACGTCGCGACGTCGGCTAATCAGGTGGTTGTCAGGAGAAAAAATCCATCCGCGAGCGCCGGCACGATTGGCTCAGCGGTTGTCGCCAAGGGCTACGCGATAAGGTACTCGACATGAGCTTTGGCTTTCAGAGCATCAACGACAATGCATTTGTTCAGATTGACGCCGAAGCCCCCCGACTTTGCATGCTCACCAAGGGGGCGTATTCGGGGACTACCAATGCGTCGGGGGTGTTTGCCAGAGCGATCACGAGCCAGGACCCGCCGATAGTGTTCATTCGCCCAGATCCGGGGGCAATTCAGGTGCCGATATCGGTGTGGTTCACCGGAGGTCCGGGAAACTGGACCGGGTTCACCATGAAGGCATCCAACGTCAACGCCACGTTAAGCGGCCAGTATTTCGCGGCCGCTTGGGCGTCCATGGGCACGGCAGCCTATGGGTTGCGGTTGTGGGATCAGAACGCGGCGCTTGTTTACGACAGTGGCGCCCCGGCGGTTGTCGTGACCTTCGCTGCAGGAAACTGGACGTACCTCGGAGACGAGCAGCTGACCGTGGGCCACCGGTATTTCTGGGGAATTAACAAGCTGCTTGGCGCGGGCGAGTATATCTCCCTGAACTCCTTCGCTATGAACTGCCATAACTCCGGGACCGGCGGCGGCTGCGCTCTGGGCGTCGATTACGCCAACGGCCGCATCATGATGTACAGCCTCGCGTTCTCAGCTTGGACTGACCAAGGTCACCGTCCATTTCTCTGCGCCAAATTACTGGCCTGAACTCCTTTCGCTCCGCACACATTCATTCTGGAGATACTCAATGCCCTGGTACAAATCAGGAACGGTCTCTGTCGTCCTAAATTCGAACGCCGTGATCGGCGCGGGTACCGCGTTCATTGCCAACAGCCGTGTCGGTGATGCCTTTCGCGGGCCTGATGGCGGCTGGTACGAAGTCACAAACATTGCCAGCGATACGGCGTTGTCGATCTCGCCGAACTACCAGGGTGCGACCAATGCAGCGGGGATCTACGCGCTTGCCCCCATGCAAGGTTACGTCAAGGATTCGGCTGATGCGCTGCGGGCGCTGGTTAATCAGTTCGGCGGCGTTTTAGCGGTGCTGGGGACTACCCCAACGACGGCTGGCGTACTAACCGCGCTCAACCTTTCGAACACAGATGGTCTACCTGAAGGGGCGACCAATAAATACCATACAGATGCTCGCGTTCGGGCAGCGATCCTTACAGGGTTTGTAACAACTGACCCTGCAACTGTTGCAGCAACTGACAGTGTTCTAGTTGGTATTGGGAAGTTACAAGCTCAAAACAATAATCAACTATCATTGACTGGAGGCACCCTCACTGGCGCTCTCAACGAGGCCGTCCCTGTTACGCTTGCGTCAGCTGCTACTACCAGCATCGGCGGCGGCAACTCTAACACCATCAATATAACCGGCACCGCGACTATCACTGCCTTTGGCACAATTACCCCCGGCACAACTAGGCGCCTGCTATTTAATGGGGTCCTCACACTTGTCCATAACGCGACGTCGCTGATTCTTCCTGGCGCTGCCAACATCGTCACGGCGGCTGGCGATGTTGCCCTGATGTTGAGCCTTGGCGGCGGTAACTGGAAATGCGTTGACTTCCAATCAGTAAGCGGGAAGCAAGTTTCTTTTTCTTATGATCGCTCAAATGTTTTAGGCGCAGTTTCACAGAGTGGCGGCTTGCCTACAGGAGCGATTATTGAAACCGGAACCAACGCGGCGGGGAGATATATTAAGTACGCCGATGGCAAGTTAGAATGTTGGGGTTACCCCGGTTCTATTGACCAGACCGTTGCTAATACCGCTTACTCTACTACGTTCGGATTGCCAGCGACATTTGTGGGAAGCTACGCGGTTTTCTCGAATATCTCATCTGTGAACGTCGCCAACATTTTCTATGGGTACAGCCGCGCTTCCAGCTTAACCGGGGCTACTTACTCAATTATTCAGTGTTGGAGCGTAGTGCAGACATACACTTATTCCGTGTATGCCATTGGGAGGTGGCTCTAATGATTATAAAGCTTTTACCGGTCCGCATGGACGATACGCTTGACGTAGTTAAGGTAGGGGACACCCTAACCATTAACGGCGAAGACTTCGACTTTTCACCAATTGGCGAAGGTGACACTTTGCCAACACTTGCCATTTCGTCAGGCTGGTTTGTAGGGGAGGTTAACAGGATTAACGGCGAGCTTGAACTAACGTTGATCTTGCCAAACCCTTGGAACTATAGCCAAGAACAAGCTTTCCCGATTCCTTTAATTGACGTTCAGGACGGCCCGGTAGTTTTTCCCGCTCCCCTACCAGAACCTTTAACAGATACGGCGCTGGAGAACATTGAATGAATATCGACTGGTCCCAGCTGATCACCAAAGCAATGAGTGATGCTGTTGCCCAAGCAGCTCAACTGGCTGCAGCCAAAGCTGAGCTGTCAGGCAGGAACATTAAAGCGCTCGCGCAAATTGCCCGTATCCAAGAGCGCATAGACACAATTGGGTTCGGCATTGAAGTTGGCGAAGCTACCGAGGACGATGAGGCAGAGCAGGCCGCGCTGCTGATCAATCTCAAAGCCTGGAAAATCTACAAGTTCGCACTGGGCAAAGTCACCGTGCAGCCGACCTGGTACGCCGCACCGGTTTGGCCGGCTGAGCCGGTGGTTCCGGTAATTGTGGCAGACCCCCAAACTATGGCCGCCGACCTGAACTGACGCCCCAATGCAGCACAACGCAACCCGCCATCGAGCGGGATTTTTTTTGCCTGGAGAAACGTGATGCCAGTTACCGACAAAGACCGCGACATTCTCGCCCGCACGCTGTGGGGTGAAGCCCGCGGCGAATCCCTGGCCGGCCAGATTGCCGTGGCCTGGACGATCCGCAACCGTGTGTTCGATGGCAAGGATCGTTCATGGTGGGGGGAGGGCTATGCAGGCGTGTGCCAGAAGCCGTACCAGTTCAGTTGCTGGAATAGAAACGACCCGAACTTCGCTTACCTGAACGGCGCAAAGCCGATTCCATTCCGGGAGATTACCCAGGCGCGGATCGCTGGTGACCAGGTGATCGACGGCAAGGTGCCAGATCCCACCAGTGGTGCCACGCACTACTACGCCATTTCCATGAAGAAGGCTCCGGTCTGGGCCGCGAAAGCCACAGAAACGCTGAAGCTCGGAGGTCACGTTTTCTTCAAGGATGTGCCTTAAGTCCTGCGGGTCTCCGGCTCAAGTGTCGGAGGTATCCCGCTGAATGGGAAAAGGGCTCTCGAATGGTTTCTGGCCGGATAGTTCGCGGATACTGAGAGTGAGCTCGCTGATGTGCCTGCTGTTGGCCATCAGCTCCCAGTTGCATTTCGTCTCAATATCGGTGGCTCGGCGGTTTGAATCTGCTAGGTCGGCCTTGGCCTTCAGCAGTTCGGCACGCAACGACCCGCATTCTTTGGTGGCATCAGCATGCATCTGCACGAGGCCGAAGATGCCCTCTCGGGCTTTGCGCAATTGCAGGGTAAGTTCCTGCACCTCGTTCTCGGTCATGCGCAGGAAGTAGCGGCAGGTCTCAAGCTCAGTTGGGCATCCAAGCCAGTCGCTGGTGTCTTCGATGTCGAGGGGGTCCACGGTCACGCCTTATTGATACTGTTCGGATATACAGTAATCGAAGCGGGCGTGATCGGGCGATGGCGAGGCGACGAACTGTAGATCCGTCAGTCTGGCGACATCAGCACTGCGAGCGTCAGCTTGATGAACTCTTCGTTCTTGTCGATGG